TTACCCGGCACAGACAGTAAGTCTTTATCTATAGAAACAATGATAGGCACTGTATCTGGATAATGATCAGTTATATCTTTGCTGGCTGGACATAAATAATCATCTGTCTCTGCACCCTGTGTCAACACACAGGGATAGGTTTCCTGTATATGATTCCTAATCTCTTCGTAGTACGTTGGCTTAGTCATCGCACTGCGATTAGCTTTGTATGAACTAGACACTTCTTCTCTAAAGTTGGGATTACTTCCACACCCTGTGAGGAAGATGACTTGATCTATATCAGCAACACTAACCAATCCAAGCTTACCTATCAAAGTATTTCGTGTACCATTGATAATATTAGCAAGGTTGCTAAAAGCATTTTCCAACGGTTCGAGTTGTCGTTCACTGTAAATTTCAGAGAGTGGTGCTCCTATTCTGATAGCCTCTTCTTCAGCTTTCTTTTTGGAAGAAAAGGTGGGGCCTCCTCGCCCCACCTGATACAATCGTTTCTCCGCTGCGAACCCTGCTCTGTAAACAAGGATATCTCCGTCAAACAGCAGAACTAATTTTTGTCCTTTCAGACCCATTAATTACTCCTCGTCAAAAGAATTGATAATGCTCGGCGGCGGAGGATCTGTAGGCAGAGCGTTAGATTCTACCTGAGGTGAAGTTGCTTTATTAGCAGGCTTGGCAAGCTTAGCTTCTGCTTCAGCTTTATCCAAGTCACCTGTAGTGTAATCTTCAACTACTTTGGCGAGGTCAATCAAAGCTGTCTTCACCCATTCGACATCGGATTTAGTGTTAAGAACACCCTTAAGAACGTTTGAAGCTACGTTACAAGCGTTCTGTCGGGCTATGCATCGATCTCGTGACAGAGAAATATCACCAAAAGTTAGAGTCTTCTTTCCTGCAAAGACAGCGCCTGATGCATCAGCGCTGGTCCCACCCCCTACTCCGGGGTTAATAACTTTGACATTTCCTTTAATATTGTTGAACGTTCGTCCACCATTATCCTTAGACGTGAAGGAGAACTCAACGTCCGCCCCGACACCAGCCGTCCCCATTTGGGCCTTGTCGAACACGGAATACCACACATCTGCATCATCAGTAAGCGTAAATGCTTTACCATTTCGTGCCATTTTATCGATGATTCCATTACATTTACCAGCCATATTCATAATTCCTCTAGAAGAGTTAATAAGCCTACTATTTGTTAGTAGTATCTATATTGTACCATGTCACAACAGCGTTGTCAACAAACTTAAGTACAATAAACTATCTTTCTGTCACCCCATGTCTTGCCGATAGTAGCTTCGACAGGAAATGGCAGATCAGTATCTATTCCGTACACAGGTTTTAATATTACTTCATTGACATTGCTTAGGTACTCGCACACTTCCCTAATCACTGTGGGATAGTTGTTTGTTGGCATTCTAAACAAAAAGCTGTCATGAATCGTGTTTGAGAAAAACAACTTGTCAAGTACATAAGGCCGAACGAGGAAGTCACGACGAAGTGCTTCTAACATAAGAAGTACAATGTCTGCTGCTCCCCCTTGAATCGGATAATTTTTTATTTTAGTAGAAGGAAAAGTAGCATTAGCAGCTCCTTCATACCACACTTCATCCAGTGAAAACGAACCCCAGTTAGGGTTCGTCCATATACTAGGTACAGTTGAGGTCTTAACTGAAAGAGTTGCTCCGTGTTGTTGTACTGTAGCTCCTTCGAATTTTCCCCTATCTATAACTGTTCGAATGTTTTCGTCTTGCCACTCTTTAACGCGAGGATATCTGCTGTAATAAGCAGCTATAAACTTCTTAGCAAGAGCTACTTCTACATTCCAAAAAGCCGCGATTCCTTTAGCAGACGCTCCAAACTGTAGCTGAAAAGAAAAACCTTTCGCCACTTTCCGCTGTTCAGAGGTAACATGTGACTCCGGTATGCTGAAAATTTCTGAAGCAAAGTGACGGTGTAGATCCACCCCATTTATAAGATCCTCCATTAATTGGGGATCGCCAGTAGCTAGTGCAAGTATCCGTATTTCTAGCTGAGAGTAGTCTACCTCTAGAATATACTTTCCTCCAACGGGCAGTAAACAATTCTTAATCCCCATCGTCTATACCACTCTTGTTACTCATGTTTTGAAAATTAGGGTTGGAAGATGTTAGCCGTTTAGTTACAGCAATAGAGTGATTATATGTAGCATGAAGAGTACCGTCGTAAGCTACATGCTTTTCCAATGAACCAAAATAAGTGCTGAAATCTTTTGCTAATCTTCTGTACTCTAGTATCTTGTTTATAAAATCACAAAGATCTTTATGGGAGATAGCCATAGTATCTTCTGCAATGACCAACAAAATATCCTTAAGATATTTTGAAGAAGTACTCTTAGATTTTGTTCTTAAGAACTTATGATTAAGTACTTTGTTGGGAACCCTCCCAACAATCTCTACCTTTGATTTAACTCTCTTAGTTTTAGGCTTGCCTTTTTTACTTCCCGACTTGTACAATAATGTATTCCCAGAGGAATCGAGTTCCTCTCTACTCTCCACGATGTCGTAAGAACCACCAAACAAAAATAAGCTAAGCATTTTTGGGCTGGAGATGACAGGATCAAGTCTACTTCGTTCGTCAAAGACTTTAATAAGCTGTGCATTAAGCTCGGATTCCAGCTTGGAAATTCTTTCTTCGATATCTTTTTGTTCATTTTTAAATAGATCAGTATCAAGAATTAAACCTTCACACTCTGCTTGCGTGGTAGTAACTGAAGCCCCCATTAATTTAATTAGATAGTGTACATAAGATGGACCTCCTTCAGCTAAAGCTCGTTTAAGCTGCGCTTTAAACAAGTTAGACGTGGACATCACATCATCTTTAAGGTACTCAAGCAAAGTTTCTTTATCCATAAGGTCAGCACCAACTCCAACCTTGAATGACTCAGAAACAGTTACATCCTTAGTGAATGGTATGCCATTTAGTTCACAGCATCTCTCTAAAGATGCTGATTTAACTCTTTGTTTTGTAAGGTAAAACTCTGCAATCATTGTATCCCACACATGAATTCTTGAAAGGATTCGTTTGATATTTACCTCAGTAATTCCCCATCGTTTCATTGCATAAATGCCGTGAGCAAGGTCAAACTTTACGTTGTGTCCTACCAGTAATAACCCTTCAGTATCATCATGTTTGATAGTGTCTGCAATTCGCAACATGTTAACTAAATAGCTTTCAGGGTCACTACAATTTTTTGACGCATGTACTAATCCTTCCCATGAAGAATTATATATGGGAGTGAGAGGAGGCTCAATGAATACATGCTCTAGTATTCCAATAGCTACTGGCCTACTTTGGTACCAAGGAGCAGGTGAAAATCTACCGTCTGGAAGATGTGTTATTGTAGTTTCAAGGTCAAATACAATAGCCTCTTCAATAAGTTTTTTAAGGTTCATACTTATACCTTAGGAGGTCTAGGAATCTTAGAGTTGAATCGAGCACGTTCTTGGTCTATGCCTACAGCCCATCCGGAATTTCGATGTCGGGGGTCACCTAGAGATAGCTTATTCTTTGGAGTGCTAATGAATCTAACGTTAGGAGATTCGTCATGGTCTCTTCCTATCATTAGGATAACATCAGCCTCGCCCTGCACAGCAGTCTTGCTATTGTAGAGACGACCCATGTCAGGATACCTTACTCCTTCTGCCTTCTCGTCAATCTGACTGGTCCCTATAATGGGACCATGTTTCTTAGCCAAATCCCTGAGGTAACTGGCTAGCATAGCGTACCTATCGATGTCGCTAGAAGACTCTCGCTCAAACCCACGTAACTTCCACAACTGGTCGATGATAATTATCTTTGCATTGTTACGTTGTAACGCGCGATCGATGTCATTGATAGACATGAAAGTCTTATCGATTACTTTCAACCGTTCTATGTTACCACCCAATGCTTTGGTGTAAGCATCAACTGTGGCTACAGGGTCATGAAGTATCTCAGCTTGAGTCCAATTGAGAGCAGCTTGTGTTTGTCTGCCACGGATACGCTCAATAGCTTCTTCGTTATTGAACCACAACACACATTCATCATCAACTAATTGACTTGCTAGAAACGTCCCCTCGCTTGCCAGAAATGTAGTTTTTCCCGAATCCGGACGTGCGCCGATGATGATAAAGTCTCCCTGCTTAATTGGCCCAACGGAAGTTTGTAGTTCATTAAGTCTCCAGTCAAAGGTCCGTCCGTGCTTAAGAGAACCCAGCCTTTTAAGAAGGTCGCCTGAAGACTCATGATCGTCCCGTTCTGCTCCAGACAAGTCTTCTTGAGATCTAATGCAACTAAGAATGAGCGCATCCATATCATCAAGAGTGTACTTAGGATTTCCATCGACGATTTCAAAAGCCATATCTCCTATCTGAGCTGCATGGTCCCTCAAAGAGAAGTTCTTAAGAGCAGAACTTCCCGTTGGGGACGGCATAGTTTTAAGCCTATCACATATCTCCTTTATTACTGCGGATTTAGAGGATGACAAAGCAGGGTGTTTAATAACTGTGTACCATGTATAAAAGCTATCCCAATCTACTTCAGTGGTTGTGCTTTCTTCAAAGTACTCTTCTAGGCTCTCAATGATTAACTTAAATTCTTCACTGAGGCGATCAGTTACTATTAGAGTATTATACTTATTATAGTTGTCCTTAGTGGACAACAATTTTAATATATCTAGTTCCATAGATCTGCTTCCTTACGATAGATTGGCTCCAACCAGTAATCAGCTAACCCCATAGTGTCAGGATTACATGCGTCGTCTAGACGCATTGAAGCAATCATACTTATCCCAGTTCCTATTGTAACTGGTACATACGTTTCGTCTTCTTGTACATCTAACCAAGGTTGTTGGAAATATATCCTGCTCTTGATGATATACAACAACTCATTTGGATTCTTCATCTAGAATCTCCTTGAGTTGGGAAAGTCCCAACTCTTTAGGATCTTTACCCTCATAGGTTATTATAACACATGGGACTAAAGACTGCAAACTTTTCTTAATACTTCTGGCACTCCGCCTCACTTGAGGATTGTC